TCGCGAATCCATTGATCTCTCTGTCTTCTACGTTCATGTTAGAATGGCAGGTCTACTTTTTCTTCTGGCACTTGCATTGGTGGCGGACCTGCTTGTACGTCACTTCGCGGTGCGGCTTCAACATTATTACCGTTAGTCCAAACTACTTTGACATTACCTAGATATGTCTTTGCAGTCTTAGCATCACGCTCTTCTTTCGTCTGATCTACACAGACTGGACCTTGGTTACCGAACTGATCGAGATCATCGTTCAGTGTAATCGTAATAGGTAAATACTTACCTTTCTTACCATTGATGATCTTGTCTTTTGGTATCTCACTAAGGTTGATACTCGTTTTTAAAATACTTGCCATTACTTAATATCAGCTAATTGGTTAAACATACGTCTCATTTGCTCTTTAGTAGCACCGGTGCGACGTCTTAAATTATCCACCGGTTTTAAATGCGATTGCTTCGCATAAAAGTTAGACTCTTTTGTCTTAATGCCTGTTACGTCACAGGTCTTCATCTTTGCTCTTGGCATGGTTTATAGGGTTTTAGTTATTAAATGTTGCTTGTGATCAAAGTTTTCTGTCTTGTAAAACAGGTCATATATCTCACTAGCTTTTTCTACTTTATCTCTACCTGTTCTGTAAAAATCAGGTGAACAGTCGTACAGACCTATTTGATGCGTGTTTTTATCTATAACGATAAACAACATATCGTAACCAAATAAGGTTCTGTATATATAAGCTTGACTGTCATAATTAAACTTTTGTGCAGACCACTTGAACTTATCAATATCGCCTGTAGTTTTAAGATCGATAACGAGCTTTTCATTATGATTAATTATATCAGCCTTGCCTTTCCAAGTATTACCAAACAAGTTTGTTATACCTGGTTCTTCATACACGACACTGCCATTATCTGGCTGTATCAGGTCTCTGCATATATCGTTAGCCATCATCTTGTCAACCATTACCTCAATACTGTCTACTTCGTGTTGTAGTAGACATAACTCACCACCAGATATTTCTTTATACTTTTTAGTGTTTCGAGTTGATGATTCGATAATCTTAAATGACTTTAACTTGTCAGGCTCTAATATAGCAGTGTGGAAGTAACCACCGACTAAGAAGTTAGGGTTGTTAGGTGTTTTGTCGTACAATGACATAGGATTCTTTAGTAACTTACTAATATGAGAGTTACTTAAGAACTGATTACCAAACTCACCGTAGTAGTCTTCATCATTACGTAGTCGATCGATTATTTCTTTACTCATAGTTTACTTAGTTCTTCCTCTTGTTTTGAAGTAAGCTTGTACTTCGTTTTAATTGCATTAACGTTTCCTCCATTAGTTATGTATTCTTTTGCTTTGTTAAACTGCTCGACAGTTATTCTAGGCTTTACGTCAGCTTTACCGTGCGTGTTAGTTGCATCTGCGTCTTCAGTATCATCTATTAAGAATAGATTACCTAACGCGTACTTCTTACCGTAAGTACTTGCAGCACCAAACTGTTGAGACGTCTGCATACCTTTTTGAGATAGGTCGACACCTACAACCGCAGTGGCTGTTACCTGGTTTTCACCGTCCGAGAAAATTGCTGTGGACTCGAGCATTGGCACAGGCTCTGTGGCGATGATCTGTTCTTTAACTACTACAGAAACATCGAGCTCGAGGAGAAACGGTTTTACCGCTTCTAATATGTCTTCCGCTTTACGGAAATAATATTTGCCAAACGAATTATAGCTAGACTTTTTTGCCTTTAGCTTAGTTTGGACTTGAGCTAATTTGTTATTTAGTTCTTTCATTTTGGTATATGGTTTACATATATATAATTACAGGTTTTAACGTGGATTTACACGAGTAAACTATAGAAAGTCAACCACTTGCGAGTAATCTACGTTTTCAACCAACTTGTCTATTGCCTGCTTTTTTAGCTGCGATATACGCACATAAGCACTGTCACCTTTTATGTTTAACTTCTCTGCTATTTGTTTAGCTGAAAGCTTATCACAGTTAAGGCCAAAGCTGTATTTAATAACATCTGCTTCACGGCTAGATAAATGCTGACTTAGCAAGTTAAGTAAGTACGAACACAAGAGCTCAGGGTTGTATCTTTTGATCTTGTCTGGTACTTCAAAACCTATGTTAGCATCATCTAGCATTTTATCTAAGCTTACAAACACAGAGTTGAAAAACATTTCAAGTTGACTCTTATCTGCATCGTTCTTACGTATCTCATTAAGCTTGTGCTCGGGTATACGCATCGTGCCTCGATTGATATCTACGGCTCTACGTATACCACCTTTGATACGTTTAGATAAAAATGACTTGAGCCTTTGCTCTGGATCACTAGCTTCGTATATAGTCTCCCAGTTAATTTTACCAACAGCGATAACTAAGTTCTTGTTACCTTCTTGTATCAAGTCATTAATAGTCATTACGCCACTAGCCTGCTGCGTGGTAGAAAACTTACGCGCTAAGTTCTCTGCTAACGGCATGAACAGTAAGATCAGCTCATCGCGAGTCATTTCGTCCCAAGGCCTACAGAAGTCTGTTCGCCTTGTAAGCTGCTTTATATCTTCTTTGTATCGGATATAGTTTTGTATGTTATAACACTTCATTGTCTTCTTTATTGTTTAGATGTGTTAACACGCAAGCTGTTGCACTTAGTGTTATAAAAATTATTAGTAAATTCATAGTTGTTTATTTAAAAGTTCTTTTTCGCGCTTTAAGTCTTCACACATATGACGATGCACAGTACGAGATGATACACCCAGAACCTCAGAGACGCGTTTTATCGTGATCTTTTGGCCTAAGTCATGTATATCTATCATAGCTTGATAAACGTCGTCAGGATGCGTCTTATTTGATCTGCCAATCAACTGACCTACGATACTGAGCTTTTCAGCTTTACTTAGCCCGCATCCACGTTTAAAAATAACTTTACGCAGTTTATTTTTAGGTGGTCTATCAAGATCAGACATGTATACATCATATACTATTTTGTCTATCATGTTATCATTTATAGAGAAGCTAATAAAACCATTTGACTTGTTGCATATTGCATAAGACATTTGTTTAAACTCGTCAGGACCTTTTTCTGGGTTTAAGTACCACAGAACAAGCAAGTGCCAATAAAGGCTCTTGTACGTGTTTATTTTAGCTTCGCTTCTAAACAGATCATAATACTCATGCGTACCGTCTTCAAAGAACATCCACTTATCTGTTTGTACAGTTGGAATGTCGTTAATAGGTAGTCTGGAGGTGATTACGTTATTGCGCCACAACATGTTATAATTACGATCAAACTGTGACATAAGCCTGTTACTTAGTACTATTAGGGGCTATTGTCACACTGACCGGTTTAAGGGTCGCAAGAATAATTCTTTTAGAATTATCATAATTGGGTATTTTATTAAATTCCTCAATACGTTTCTTTAGGTCTTTCTTCATATGTTTTTTCGGTTTTTAGGTTTGCGATTATTCTTTTTGCGCCTATGTAATAGTTCCAGTAAGCTTGCAGGCTACAATCGTCTTTATACTCATCTGGCATACACTGTGGAGGTTGTTCAAATGGCTCATGCGGTATATCAATAGGTGCTGCCCGTAAATGACCGCACTTAGTTATAGACAAATGCGTTCTACCATATCTACGTTTGTATTCAGCACCTAATGCCATCATGTGCTCATACAGCCAATCATAATGTAAAGAGTTTTCTCTTACCCATATTGTTGAAGGGTGGTTGATATGCGCTTTTTTGTAAGGTACATTAACAAAGTCACCATCAACATCTCTATCACCTAGTATATGGTGGGCCGTGCAAAGCATCTGAGCAGACTCTAAGATCATCTTTACGACGTGCTTATTGTACTGATAATCAGCGGCTTTACGCGGATCTTTATGTAGATAAAATATATTCATTAGTCTTCTATAGATGTTATACCATTACCTTTAGGACTGTTCATCAACTGCGAGTGCCTATATCTTTCATTACGAAGTTGCATCTCAAGCACTTTAATTGTTTCGCTTTGTGTTTCAACTAATCGCTCGTATGCCTCTAATTTATTTTGTAACTCATCCATTGCTCTCTTCAAATTCTTCAATTACGTTTTCAATTTGTTGTGCACGGCTTGCTATTGACTCTGCAACGTCTGCAAAGCCACGTAATGCGCTGATCTCGTACTCTGATAATTCTTCTGCGTCTAAACCATCTTCAAGCGCGTATAGACAGTCGCGCATGTCCGCTAATGTATTTTCAAAGCGGCAGTAACTCATATTTCCCATTTTAATATCTTTTTCTTTTGTTTCTAATTTGTTCTAATTTATCTAATAGCTTTATAGCTATGTCTACACTGATCTCGTCAGCGTAATATAGGTCGTATATTAATCTTCTCATTCGTAGTCGCGTATACATTTAAATAGTGGGTGACGGTAGCTACCAGCTTTGGTACGCTCGAAGTATGTGAACGTAGCTGTCTTGCCAACCCAGCCTTGCATAGCTTTAAAGTTGTCTTGTAAGTACTTGAACTTATCCATGACAGGCATACCAAACTCTACGCCATCAGCATCACGAGCTAGGAACTTACCGATCGTACCTACACGTTTGCCTTTACCTTCAACCCAGCCAATAATTTCTGCCTCAGTGTCGTGGAAGTCTTTGAACTTACGTAGGCTGTGTGAACGCTTTTCGTGATACTCAGTATTAAGACGCAGTATTGAGCCTTCGTAACCTTGAGCAAGATTTCCATGGTGTATAATTTTAGCTTGATCTTCGTTAAACACATCTAACGTTGGTACACGTTTGATGCAGCGGTTTTGCATAAGGTTGTATTGCAGCCACTCGCTACGCTTAGCAAACGGTAAGTGCATGCCTTTACCGATTAGATCGTAGCAGTGGAACTGCACAAGTCTAGCTGATTCAAGCCTGTACTCATCTGTTGGTTTAGTCTTACGCACGCAAGAGATGATCTTTTCGAAGTCATCTTTCAAGTCGTGGTTGTATAGCTCGCCATCGAGTACAACTTGCGGGTTAAACTTGAAGAAAGGTTCAAGGTTAAACAAGATGTGATCGATGTTAAGCCATTGCTTACCTGTACGTGACCACGCGGTTACATTGCCGTTGTCACACTGTATGACACAGCGGACGCCGTCAAGCTTAGGCTGTAAGAATACGCCTTCGCTGTAGTCAATTGGTTTATCGCTGACAGGATATGCCAGCATTGGTTTATGTCTTATCATATTATTATTATCTGTTAGTATTCGTATTTAGTTCGTACATGTGTCTCGCTCTGTTTCGCTACAGTCGCAGTTGTCGCATAAAAACTCTTCAGTCTCGACCTGTTCAGGTGCGTACTTCTTCAGTAACATGTCTGGTGTACCTACAAATACACATCGCTCTTCTTCCCACGACGCTACTTTGAATACACTGATCCATGGCTCGGATTTGCCATGACACTGCCACACATAGTACATATACTCTATGTCGCAGTGTACTATATCAAGAGCTTCGACTTCCCAGCCTTCGACTTTACGATACTTAGTAAATGATTCGGCGATCTCTACGCCTAATCCTTCAGGATAACCATCCCAGTGATTATAGAACTGTGCGTGCCATCGATCTGGGTGTTTGTCAAAAGGTACACCCTCTTCGCGCGTTGCGAACCTTATTGTTGCTCTTGTTGCCATTATTCTTTAAATTTTCTATTTGATTCTATTATTTGTTCTAGTATTATGTAACCTAGTAAGCCCGCGTATAAGTATTCCATTAGTCTAGTAGTATCATGTATGCGTTAGGATTCTTGATTAGAAACCAGTCCTTGCCTCTAGTAATGACATCAATGCAGTCATCTAGATCGAACACTGGTATGTTCATAACCATTGCTATTTCAGCACCTTTAATTAAATCATACATACTCAGCTCAGCAGCATCTAATAATGCTGTTTCACCAGTTAATGGGTTGCGCACTTCGTCACCTAGTTCGTATACGTCACCGTCGAACCAACTCGGTAACATTTCTTCTGCTTGTTGTTTGTTATTCATCTTCAATAATATTTTCTCCTGTCATTAATGTGCTACCGTTGATACTACCAAAATCGACTCCGCCGTAGATTATAAGGTTATTGATTTCGCTTATTTTAAGCTCGCTCCAGAATGATGTAGAATCGAGAACTTTAATAGTGCTAGTAACCGTAAATGTGTAATCATCTTGGTTTGCAAGCAAAGTATCACGTATGTCTTTGTTTAGTCTTTGGTATAATGTTCGTCTCATATTGATATTATCCGTTAGTATTCGTATTTAGTTTGTAAGAGCGCAGGAATCGAACCTGCACTAACCGTTACTCTTATATAAAGCGAAGACCGAGACATGTCATGTAACCTCGTCAGGTTACCTCGATCAACGCGTAGCGTGTATAGCAACACACCCGTTACATACATAAGCTGTTCACTTTGGGCTCGCTTCTGAACGAAGTTATATCGCCTCCCCAGCTCTATGTATGCCTTGCACCGTCGTGCTTATATGTGCAATATGATGACTAATCTGCGAGCAATGTCTTAAGCTTCTCGCGGCGGACCATTACGGTGCTTCCACCAGTCTTGCACATTTAACTAGCTATTGTCAGACAAATTTGCCATCAATCTTACCTGAGTCGTCTTCGTTGACAAAATCTTCTTCAACTATGTTGAACATATCTTGTAACACGTTATAGATATCCGACTCAGATATTCCTATATTACTAAAATCAATATTCTCTATTACTACCGTATTACCGTAGTCCATACCAAATTCTACATCTAGATCGTGAGTGTCGACGTTGTGTACTATTTCAGTGAATATATCTTGTAGTGCGTCTACTAAATCATCTGCCACTTTCGACTGGATTTTAGGTCTACCTGCATTAGCTAGTTCGTTTACTGCTGTGTTTAGCTCGCTTTGAGCTTGTCTTAATTCAGAGTCTTTAGTATCTCTGTTGGCTTGTAGTGCTTCCACTTTTGCCTGTAATTGTTCTTTATTCATGATTATATTATTTTAGCATTGTACCATAACCACGACGCCTAGTGAGCTTAGCGATACGATCGGCATCACTGCGTGACATGATTTGTATTGAGTTGCCTGTCTTGTGGTTGATAAGTGGTGCACAGCCATAACGCTCAACAGTAGAACAGTTGACACACACTTTGAAACCAAGGCGCAGACGGCCTTCAGGGATTATACTATTGCATTTGCATTTCATATATATATTATCGAAAAGTAATCGTATTTAGTTTGTAAAATGTACATCGCGAGTACAGTCTTGAATATGCTCTACAACTTCATCTGCTTGATTAAAGTCAAGAGTGATATTACCACCTTCTTCAGTCACCGCATAAGTATTAAAGTACTCATTATCTGGGTCGAAGTAATCACAGTTAGGTATGTAGATTTGAAACTCAAACCGCTGAACTTCGTCGTCGTACCAAGTCGGTCTTTTGATTACACGTGTACAAGTTACTGATATAGAGGCAGTTGCATCATTGCCATAGCTTGTATTTTCATATGAGTAACCTGCTTCGGTTAGCTTCATTGCTAGCGCATCATACGCTCTTTGTTCATAACTTGTCATAGTAGTTTTCTTGAAATAAGTTAATAATATGCCTACCAGATCGAGTATGGAAACCATAGCTATGAGTAAACATGCCACTGATTGGCTTGTTTTCGAGTACTAATTGTAGTACTTCCCATGGTGTACACTCGATCTCATAAGCGGTTGCTTTTGCTGCGTCTGTTAATGTTGCACAGCAGTGTCTTGGTTGAGAGTCTAACTCTTCAACGATATAGTTTTCCACTTCTTGTTCTGTCATAGTATTAAATTAAAATTAAGTCATCAATATAGTCAGGTTCTAGGCCGAACTCACAGGATACGTAGTCTTCTACATCCCATACTGTTAGCTCGCCTGACGCTAGACCTTGCATTACATAGTCTCTTGCTTCAGATACTATGTGCTCTGCTGTTTCAGGTGATATACTATCGCGCTTGATTAGCACGTCTTTGATTCTATATTTCATTTGCTACATAATTTTCTGCTTCTTCAAGCGTTGTACATTGAGGTACACTGTCATAAGTGCCGTCAGTATACCATATTTTGTTAAGTTCTGGAGCGTAACCGTGTCGCTCTAATCCTACTATTTTTTTCATTCTTCTAATTCTATTTGTAGTGTTTCACATAACCACTCGTCTTCGAACCATAGAATATCATTAAGTTGAGTTTCTGTTAATCCATCAGGATACAAATCTTCTATTAGATATTCAAAGTGCTCAGACTTGTTGTTTTCTATAATCAGTCGCTTTGTTTCTTTTGCACCTGCCCAAGCCTCAAAGCGATTTAGTTTTAAGTGTTGTATTACTTTCATTTTACTGCTTGATTATTCATGACACATCCACTCTATTGAGCCAAGGCTGTAGCCTTTGCCGATTAAGAAGCCTTCAAGCGCTTCGTGAACTTCTGGCATTTCTGGTGGTAGCACATACGTGTCTACCTCTGCTCTTTCAAAATTTAATACTGTTATTTTCATTATTTCTCTAATATATAGGTGAAACCTTTATAACCGAACCAGTGGGAAACACCATCTGACTCACCATAGTTAATACAACCGAAATTATTCGGTAAATCTCCAATACAGTATGGCTTATAAACTGCCATTCCTATCTGTATTTTATTATTTTTTAAGAATTTAATTGTTTTCATATTATTATTATCTATTGTGTTCCGTATTTAGTTTGTTAAATCTGACGCTACATTAACAAGTAGCATTATCATAGCGATACCAAATGTACCAATGTTCAAAGCAAGTACTGCTTTCATAGTAATCTCTGCGATTACAAAGTGATTGAATTTTCTCATATTATATTATTTTAGTAGTTTCATAAGTGCATTGACAACGTCATTAGCGTTTGAAGTGTAATCAACGCCTAAGGATAGTGCATTGCTGTAACAGTCATCGCACTCGTCTTGCCACTCGACAAACTGCCAATAGCCAAACATAGTTGATTCAAGTGCTGTGCTACGCACTGAGTAGTCACTGATGTTGTAAGTGATACTGATTTCACTGTCACCAATCAGAGTTAAATCATGATTTGGTAAGTGATGCTTGAGTAATTGATGTATAGCGTTACGCTGTAGTTTTACTTGAGCTCGTAGCTCTTTATTGAATATCATTGCCATATTATTATTATCTATAAGTTATCGTATTTTGTTTGTAGTATTAGGTCTCACCATTGCCACCTCTTCAAACTCTTCACGAGTGATAAGATTCATCATTAGTGCTAAGTAGTACTTAGTTACATCTCGCTTAGTTATTTTGTTAATTACTTTCATATTATTTTTAGTTTAGTAGTAGCTTGCGAATCGAACGCAACTCGGCACCATGACTACTATGTAAGTGTTCATATTTGATATACCAGTAAACACTAAACTAACTGGACTATATGTTGAAGAGTAGTTATGACACTACTGCGTCAGTTTCACGCAACACTTTTGGTATATTGTTACTAGCAGTGTACGACTTATACTTTGCCCAACATGGCATTGCTTCTAAAGCTGACTGCATAAGAGTGAATGCTTTGTCGTGATTGTAAGTAACTGTGTTACCATTCTTGAATGTTACTGTTATTGTAGCGCCTTTGCCTACAAGTGATTGACGTAAAACGAAACGCTTGCTAGTTAGAGTGTTAGTCACTGCATTTGAATTTGACATGTTATATATATTTTTAAGTTATTAGTTATATTTATTATCTGTTGCTTGTCGTATTTAGTTTGTAAAAGTAGTAAGTTTGTTTATGTATTAGTTTTAGTAGAGTAGTACTCCGCCGCGCTCGCAAGTGAACGACATAAATTATTTTACAACAACTCACTGAGTGAACAAGTTAGCATTATGTAAAGAGTAAATACTGTAGCGAAAAGAATTGTATAAATTATTTCTTGAAGTAGTAATTTTAGAATACGCATGTAGAATATTTTTGTTTTGTTATATATATATTATCGAAGCGTTGTCGTACTTACTATGCAAAAATCGAAACTGAGGCAAAGCCAAAGGCGGGGCCCGGTAAACTATATGCACTTTTCCTGGCAGGGGGAGGGGCCGGGGGAGGGGGGCTACATTTCCCTCCAATATTTATAATATCCGAAAAAAGTATGACACTAGGTAGTTAATAGATATTAGTAACAGGCATATGTCACACTTTTTAAATAGCGAAGTAAGTGTGTAACTATAAAGAGTATAAAGAAGAAAAGCAATGGCAACTACAACAGCACAAGTAATTATATCAAGCACGAACTTACTTTCTAGTTCACTTAGCATTAATAACACACGTACATTAAAGCAGTCTGACGGAACAGATGTGGATGAGTCTACAGGTCTAGCAGCAACTAAGAACGGTGGTACTAGTATATATACTTTGTATTTAGCGTCAGCTTACGGTAACAACGGTGCCGCGAAAGTGTACATTAAGAATAACGATACTACGTTTGCTAACTTTGTTACGATCACGATAGGCTCACAAACTCTTGGTAGATTATACGGCGGTGATTGGGCGCTTATACCTTGGGATGCTACAAACGATTTCAAAGCTACAAACAACAACAGCGGTACTACTATTGAGCACATGCTGTTACATGAAGGAGCATAATACTATATATATATAACATACAACATAATTAATTATGGCATACAAAATGAAGAATCCATCTGCTATGAAGATGGCGAAAAAAGCAGGTTGTCCTAGGACTGCTATGAAAATGAAAGCTGAGGAAGCTGCGGCTATGAAGATGAAGAAAGCTGCAATGAAGCTTAAAGAGGCATCTGCTATGAAAATGAAGAAGTCTGCTATGAAGGCTGAAGGTGATCCTAAAAAAGAGATGACTCAAGCTGAAAAGGACGCTGCTATTGCTAACGCTATGCCAGCTGCTAAAAAAGAAGCGCTAAGCGATGAGACAGTTGCGGGTATGAAATCGTACTTTGGTGGAGTTAACGCTGATATTGATGCAGTGAAAGCAAAGATGAGAGAGCTTAAGAGCAAGACGGAAAGATCTGGAGTAAGTCCAAAGAACCAGGCTAAATTCGACGCAGACCTAAAAGCAGCGGAGCGCGCAGCTAAAGCTAGATACCCACAAGTATTTAGATAAACAACGTAAAGGATTTACCTTTACACCATATATAACCTAAAACCCAATAAATATGACCTATTTATACTACAAGACGTCGTCTACGACGCACACTACAAAGCCAAGTAAGCAAGAAATCGCAGAATGGACACACATGTCTGCTAAATCTAACTGGCGAATCACCCAATTACCTAACGGATACTATCAAACAGAGGTTTCGAACCCACAAGATCAAGAAAGTTGGCATTCTGTTACCCGAAGAGAAACGCTCGAAGGTGCAGAATCTGCCATTGACGGTAGCATCGACTACTTTTCTAAAAAATTAGAGGCTACAAAAGGCCCGAAAGTTGTAAAGACTTTCTAAAAAATAAAAATCATGGCATTTAAAATGAAGGCATTCTCTGGTTTTAAATCAAACGGAGATCCAAAGAAAAAATCTACGGCTACAGCTGGTACAATTGTTGGTGATATCGACAATAAGCTTGGAGACGCATTTGCAAGTGGAGACATGAGCGCAGCAAGAAAAGCTTATAGAGAAGTAAAAAGCGATATCAAAAGCGTTCTAGCTGGCGGAGGTAAAGAAGCGGAAAGTCTACGTGATCTTATAAACGTTGATAAGTACAAAAACTTCAACTCAGTAAAAAACGCTTACAAAAGCGATCAATAATCCAAACAAACCAATATAATTTAATTTAATACAATATGGAATACAACTTACCTAGTGAGTTGATCAAGGAACTAGACTTTGGTCATACCGCTAAAAGTAAAATCATTGCCGGCGTAGATAAGCTGGCACAAGCCGTGAAAAGCACACTTGGCGCATCGGGTAAATGCGTCATCTATGAGGATGCTCGCGGCAGACCGGTGATCACAAAAGACGGAGTAACCGTGGCTCAAAGCGTAGTCTTATATGATCCGGTTGAAAACATTGGCGCTACATTAATTAAAGAAGCAGCCAACAACACAGTGAAAGAAGCAGGTGACGGTACTACTACAGCTACTGTCCTTGCTGAAGCACTATTAAAAGAAGTAAATAAAGATGAATACTCTAAAGAATCTATACGAGAAATCAAAGCAGGTATTAGCTCAGGCCTGGACAAAGTTGTGCAACATCTTGAAGGAAGGGCTATTGAAGTTGAAGGGAGCATGCTTAGCGCTGTTAGCGCGATTAGTTGCAACAATGATCAAGCCCTTGGAAACATTATTGCAGAAGCTTACGAGCAAGTAGGCAAAGACGGTGTCGTACTTATGGAGGAAGGTGACACCGATGAAACGCATGTAGAGTTAGTTGACGGGGTGCAGTTTGACTGTGGGCTTACGTCACCGCACTTCGTCACTAACACTGACAAACATCTAGCAGAGCTAGATAACCCATACGTGTTAATTGTATCTAGCGAAATACCAAACGTGCGTAAGATACAAAATGTACTAGAGCATGTTATTAAAAAAGGACGTTCTTTACTTATTATAGCACCTGTAGCATCTGGCGTTAAGTCTGCGCTTATGATGAACAAGGTTAAAGGTAATATAAAAGTTAATATTATTGACTTACCTGGCTTTGGTCCTACAAAGAAAGATGCTACGGAAGATCTAGCTATCATGACGGGTGCTACTGTTATTAACGAAGAGCTGGGTGATGACTTAGACCTTATAGGTGTAGAACACTTAGGAGAAGTTGAGTACGCCGTAACTAGTGATACTAATACAGTGATTACTCTTGAGGAGATGACAGAAGAGATCAACGAACGTATTGAGCAGGTGTCTAAGAAAGTTGAAGATGCTAAAGACGGCTTTATGAAAAAGAAGCTACAAGAGCGCTTAGCTATGTTATCAGGCTCTGTAGGTATTATTAAAGTTGGTGCTGCATCTAAGGTTGAGCTCAAAGAAAAGAAAGACAGAGTTGAAGATGCTATATACGCAACTAAAGCCGCGCTTAAAGAAGGTATCGTACCTGGTGGCGGATCTGCATTATACTGGGCGTCTCAAAAAATTTCTCCCACTAACGTGGGTGAGGAGATCCTCCTTAAATCTATTAGAGCTCCGTTCTACACTATACTAGACAACGCTGGTATTTTAAGCGCTGAAGTTATTAATAAAGAATATCACGGCGTAAACGTTATCACTGGTGAGTGTGTGGACATGATTGAAGCTGGCGTAGTAGATCCAGTGTTAGTTACTAAGTCTGCACTCAAGAACGCTTGCTCAGTGGTGTCAACTATTATTTCGGCTGATTGTGTAATCTCAAATGCTAGAGCAGATGAAAGCAATAAATGATTACATAGTAGTTAACGTAGAGAAAGAAGGTCCCAAAAAAGTTGGTGGCCTTCTTCTTACTGAAGAGCTAGACGAAAGCAATAGATATATTAAAGCTACGATTATCTCTACAGGTAATCTTGTTGAAGGCTTAAATGATGGTGATGTAATTTACTACGATAAGCACGCTGGTCATGGTATTTCATGGCAAGATACAGTGTATCAAGTAATTCGTGGTAGAGATGTTGTACTCGTAGAGTAACTACTTCACTAAACATGTGATAAGGATAATAGACCTAAACCTTAAATCACAAACTTTAAACGGTAAATCAATAAACATTAACATTTAAAATTTTTCAAACATGACACAAAGAGAAGTATTTTTATATTTCCAGGATGGCAATGATGATGCTTACTGCTATCCTCTTAAAAACTTCATTGGTTTCCAGCACGCTGCTGACGGTACTCTTCTAATGAGATTTGTATCTGTAGTTACTGGACCTGGAGCTACAACAGAGATTGATACGGTAACGTTAACATTAGCTTCTAATAAAGAAAAAGATGCTATTAACGATATTGTTAACTTAATCAATAGTGGACCTCACTCAGTAGGGGTTATAACTATTGCTGATAACGTTAATCAAGTTTATGCTTCTACGCATATTACTGATGTAGCTGGTACACTTGACTCATAACACATGAGACTAACAGCGCAAGATTTGCGTGATATGAATATCCTTAAGTACTACAGGCTCACGCGTAAGTGGGCCTGTAAGACTTATGGGTTGACTGATGCTGATCTAGAACTACTTATATATCTAGATCACAAGGGTAGATTTACCCGCAACGAATTTATCGAGGGTGCTTACACATATTCTTGGGATAAGAAAAGGTGGGAGAAACTACGATCAGCTGGCTGGATAGAGGTCTGGCGACATAGAAACAGAACTAGTATTAAGTACTCTGTTTACAAGACGTCGTTTAAATGCTCACAGCTAGTTACACGAATATATCGCATACTGCTAGGCGAAGAAGATCTACCAACTTCAGAGCGCAGTGTGTTTTTTAACAACAAGTCGTATACAGATAAAGTCTATAACAAAGCTATAGATGATATGATACGAGACAAAGATAGATAACATGCCTTTCAAAATGAAACCTAAAAGTCCTCTTACTAAGAAGCTAGTGGGCAATCAACATAAGCTACCTGATCATCTAAAGAAAAAGATTTTAGATGCTCCAGAAACTCCTATGAAGAAAAGCAAGGAAGAAAGAATCAGAGGTAAAAAACAAGGTACAACCGCGAACGTTACAAGACGCTTAAATGAAGGTAACATAAAGGGTGCTAAGCTTTCTAGAAAAATGAACGTAGCTTCAACAAAGGGTAAAAAAGCTAAAGCAGATAGATTAGAAAGGAAAAGAGATGCTGCTGATCAAGATTTTTTCAAAAAAGAAGTTCAACGTAGTAGAAACAAGTAATGGCGTATAAGCTAGGCAAAGAACGTAGAAAAACACGTACACCTGAGAATACACCTATATTCAGAAAGAAGCTAGATAAAGGTATATTAGGTGAAGCTAATATGGATGGTAGCATCTATGTTAGTAAAGACGTGCCTAAAGATAGCGCTCTTGAAAAAAGAGTTATACGTCATGAGAAGGTTCACGCCAAAGAGATGAAGGAAGGTAGAATAGCTTACGGTGACGACTATGTAAGAGATGGTAACAAGACTTACCATAGGAGAGACGGTAAGATTAAATACAACGGTAAGTGGCATGATGAAGGAAGTAATGTGTTTCCTTGGGAGAAGAGAGCTAAGAAAGCAGAGTAATGAAAAAGATTAAAGATACGGGCCTAGGTAAATGGTTGGCTAACAAAGCACCGAACGTACTTGATGTAGTTGGTGAGATGTTACCAGATCAAGGGGCACTAGGCATAGTTAAAAACCTTATTGATAAAGACCCTGAGGTAGATACAGAAGCTGGTAAAGCCGCTGTAGAAGCTGAGGTTCAGTTTCAAAACAATGTAAGCGAAAGATGGAAAGCTGATATGGGTAGCGATGTAAAGCTAGCTAAGATGATCAGACCACTGACACTTATCGCTTTAATGAGTATGTTTATGCTAACAATGGTTTTTGATAGCATGGACAACTTACCTTTCAATGTTAAAGATTCATATGTAGATTTACTACAGATACTTATGCTAACTGCTTTCGGTGCATACTTTGCTGGTAGATCAATAGAAAAAGTAAAAAAATAAAATGGGAATTAATTCACAAGAAGTAGCTTACGGTTTTGGCCAACACGGTAGTGGCCACATGAAGTCAGCTACTGATTTATACGCGCCAACAGGCAAAGTTATTGTAGCGATAACTATGTTAGAAGATATTAAGTTTGAAGCAACTAATGGTTTAGTAGCAGACACTTCTTTTGTTAATGTAACGACTGACGCAGCGCTAGAAGATGGTGTAGCTTTTTTTGGGACAGGTACACAAGTTTTACCAAACGGTGAAGATGACGATGGCGACGCAGTAGCATCTGTTGCTATAGCTAACACGGTAGCGTTTCCAAAAGGCGTAACAATATACGGGCGATGGACTCGCGTTGCTTTGTCAACTAGCTACACTCACGGTATAATAGTTTATTACGGACCAGAGTAATGTTAGGATTAGGTAGCAGTATTGTTTATCCAAATGCACTAGATAGTGTATATGTAAACACCCACTCACTATTGCTAGATGGTACTGACGATTACTTTGACACAAATAATACGTTCCAAACTTTAATGCGTAACTGCGAGAGTACTGGATTTACGTTTAGCACTTGGGTCAACTTAGACGATACTTCAGGATTACAATCTATATTGGGTAACCAGTCTACAGCTTCTGTATTAAACGGGCAAATGGGTTTTTATTTTTCTTCTAATGGTATTTATTTTATTATAAGAGGTAAACACGATGACAATAGTAGTAAATCTTATTTAGCTGGAGTTGGTGGCGTGGTAGCTGCTGACGAATGGAACATGTGGAGCGTAACTTTTACTCCAGGAGCATCTGATACAGATGTAGGTACTTTTACTATATACAAAAATGGAGTAGCGCAATCATTAACAGTTCTTCTAAATACTTTTACAGCGCAAGCTTTATCAAATATTGAATTTCAAAATAATTTACACATTGGTAATTGGAATGGTATAGATTACGATTTAGATGGGCACATAGATCAGTGGGCATTTTGGAATGATGATTTATCAGCAGCTCAGTTATTAGCGCTATACCAAAAGCCAGGGCATGATTATACCGTGAACTTAGGTAACTACCAAAGTTCTGGTAAATTAGATGTTTACTATAAATTTGATAATAATACAAATGATTCTGCTGAAACTAGTAATGGTACTTTAGGTAATGACGCGTCATTTGATACTGAAATACCAAGCTAATGAAAACATATGTAATTATAAATGCTAATGAAGTTAGTTCAATAAACTTCAGCGAAGTGCTTGAGACAAGCGCTAACACACTGCGTTACAATAACGATAGCACAAAAACTTTTGTTAAATACAAAGGAGATCAACCGTCGTTTCTTAACGGCAAAACAACATATACTGAATCAGAAATAAAAGCTTTACTAAACGACGAACAAGGAGAATGGTATCGCGAAGTATATACAGGAGAATAAAAACAATTTTAATTTAATTTAATTATGGGAGGAAAAAAGAAAGAGAAGATGAAAGATCTTCGAGCTGCAGCTATTAAAGACGAGCAGCTAAAAGAACTGCAAAATTTAGTTGCGGCAATTAACAAGCTTCAGTTTGACATTGGAGTTATGGAAGTACAAAAGCATAACGCTATGCACGCTTTGTTTGAAGGTAACGACAAGCTCAATGCTATGCAGAAAGCTTTTGAAGAAGAATACGGTACTAATGATATAAATATTCAAGACGGTACTATAAACTATAAGGATAATGAGTCATCTGATTCGTAAGATCACTATAGGTAAAGATTACAAGAATGACGCTATGCACTATTCTGTTGGACAGGAAGTGTATGGTGGTCATACCATCTGTGATATTTTAGAAGAAACTGAAAAGTACTCTATATACATTAGAAAAGACAAAGCCGTTATTCCTTGGAAGGACTTTAATAAGAACATGGCTATATCTGTAGAGTATAATTTAGAGTACTAATGCGAGGATTATACAACTTTATTGTAGAGCCTATTGGAGAGCGATACGACAACACTACTAAAGTTGGAGACAAAGAGTTAATACTCAACACCGATATATCAGACCACTCACACGTTAATAGATTAGCTAGAGTTATATCTGTACCTAGGTTTACTAATTACGATATAAAAGAAGGTGACACAGTTATAGTTCACTTTAACGTGTTTAGGCGTTGGCATGATGTAAAGGGCCGTGAGCGTAATAGCAGATCGTACTACGAAGAAAATAGATACTTTGTAAACTACGATCAGATATTTTTGTACAAGCGTGACGAAGAGTGGGTATGCCCACAAGGTTATTGCTTTGTGCAACCTATTAAGGACAATAGCAAGTTAAGCGTCGATACTGAAAGACCCTTAGTTGGTGTTGTTAAACATACTGATGGCAGAGCAGAGCTAAACTCACTTATTGGTTTTAGACCAAATACAGAGTGTGAGTTTATTATTGATGGTAAAAGGTTGTACCGAATACCATCTCAATTTATTACAATTAAATATGAATATCAAGGAGACGAAGAAGAGTATAATCCAAGCTGGGCAAATAGCCGTTAATGAGCTTATCAAAGTAGCAGAAGAAAAGATCATCACCAACACTGAAGATGATGTATCTGCTGATAGGCTTAAGAACGCAGCTGCCACAAAGAAGCTTGCGATCTTCGATGCCTTCGAGATATTATCCAGAATCCAAGAAGAACAAAACTTACTAGATGGTAAGTCTCCAGAAGAAAAGAAAGAGCGTGTCTTCAAGGGTTTTGCTGAAGGTAGATCAAAGTGATGTACGAGCAGAGTTTAGTAAAGGTTGTAGAACCAATTAAGAAAACAACTATCACGAGACTTAATCGTGGTAAGAAATGGAAATACGGTTATGATAAAGACCATGATATCGTTGTTGTATCGAAAACTGGGCAGATCGGCGAAATCCTTGAAATCCAAGGGTTGCAAATTGCACTGCCTAGAGTGCCCACCGGGAATGTGCTTCAACATAAAGAAGATAAATGGGTAAGAGCTGAATACCCAAAAGAGCTAGGCCGTATAAAAAGTATATTCGACTGGAGAGATTATCCAGACGAACAAAAAGAAAAGTGGTACGACTATATTGACGAAGAGTTCAAGCGCAGAGACGAAGGATTCTGGTTTACTAATAAAGGCATACCGACATACATAACAGGTGCACATTACATGTACCTACAGTGGAGTAAGATTGATGTTGGAGCTCCAGATTTTAGAGAGGCAAACAGACTATTCTTTATATTCTGGGAAGCCTGTAAAGCTGATAAGAGATGCTATGGGATGTGCTACCTTAAAAA